ATACACTAAATAAAGATACACATTATTTAATAGAACATACAGGCTCTGGACAAAAAGATTTAGCAAAGGCAATTCTACTTCGTGCTTTCCTAGATAGCGTTGGGCATCTTGGGAGTAATGCCTCTATGGGAATTGGTGAAATGGAAATATTGCAAGACCAAGCTAAAAATTTTATAAACTCAAGCAGGGAACGGTTTAAATTAATATGTGAATTAGCTGACGCAGAACCAGAGTATATTGTTAGTCTACATAGTAACTTGACTTATAATTATAATTGTGGTAAGTTAAAGAATCTAAATACAAAATACATTATTGAAAGATTACTGGAGAAACTATGAACATTAAACAATTAGAAAAAAAGATAGGTAGACTATCAAACCCTAGTAAAATGCCTGCGTATGCTTGGGGTATACCAGCACAAAGATGTAAGACAGGTAAAATACTTGCAAAAATAAAAGGAACTATCTGTAATAAATGCTATGCTCTAAAACATTGTTATACATTTCCATTTGTAAAAATTGCAAATGAAAAAAGATATCAAGCAATTAAAAAACCAGAGTGGGTAGATTATATGGCAGAACTACTGACCCAAAAGTACAAAAGGCTAGATAAATCAAGGCTTTTTCACCGTTGGTTTGACTCTGGGGATATACAATCTCATGAACATTTAATGAAAATATTTGAAGTGTGCAAACTCACACCACATATACATTATTGGTTAGCTACTAGAGAGTATAAGATCATAGATAAAATAAAATACGAAGACATACCAAAGAATTTAGTACTGCGTGTTAGTGGTATTAAAATAGATGGGCAACCACCGAAGTTTTGGAAGTGGACATCTACAGTACATAAGAATAAAAAACCAATAGGTCGTGAGTGTCCTTCGTACAAACAAGATGGTGAGTGTGGTAGCTGTCGTGCCTGTTGGAGTCATAAAGTTAAACAAGTAAGTTATAAAGAACATTAACTATGAATACTAAATGGAAAAAGTTACCTATTATGTGTTGGAGTTTAACATTATATAAGGAAGATGATAAAGGGAAACAAAAATTCTATGAGTACACAGGCGACCATAGTTTTGTTTCAGAGGGTATAGAGAATGAATACTTAAATGAAATAGAAAAGGAAACCCTACAAGAAGATTGGGTAAAAGGGTATAACAAATGGGGGGAAACACAATGAAATACTTAATGCTAATAGTATTTCTGTGCCTATTGTCCTGTAAGACTGCAGATATAAATCCAACAACAACAATTATTAAATATATAATAACAAAAGAAAATAAATGACACATGAGTGGAAACACCCAAAGCATTATGCAAAAATAAGAAAAGGTTTTCGTGAAGAAGCAGAGAAAGAAAAAAAAGAATTAGAAGATTCTCACAAAGAATCTGTTAGACAGGCTAAAGAACGAAAAGAACTTGACATAAAGAAGAAAGTATGATATAGGAATAATAATGAAAAAATTTAAAATTAGATTAGTAACAATGGGAGCAAGTGGAACAGCAGAAGTTTTATTTAATGGAGAACCTACTCTTGATATTGTTGAAGATAGAGCAGCAGTCCTCCTTGATGAAGGATTACTTAAACTGGAGCCAGATAAGTTTTCCCAACCAAAAGACTTTAAGGGTAGGTACAGATATAAATTAACCTATGAAGAAGTAGAAAAAGAAAGAGAAAAAAAATTAGTATTAGGAGAATGGGTTTGAATTACAAGCAGCAACTAGAAGTAGTACAAGGACTCTTTGTTCCACCTGATACACAGATAAGAATGGATTGTCCTTTCTGCCATAATAAAAATACATTATCAGTTGATACAACCAGTAATAACATTGGCTGGTACTGCTTCCATGCGTCCTGTAGTGCTAAAGGGAAACATCTAGGAGAAAAGGATATGAACTATGTTAATAGCACATTTAAAAAGAAGGAAGAAAATTTAAATACAGAATTTTATGTACCTGATAGCTTTAAGATATTAGATTCAAATGATAAAGCTAGACGCTATGTCCATAAAAATAATTGTTGGGAAGCATGGGCTTGGGGTAGAGCCGATATTAAGTATGATGTTAAACAGGATAGAGTTGTCTTCTTAATCAGACACGAACAAAAGGAACATGAATTTGTAGGTGCAGTAGGCAGGGCATTAAGTTCGGCAACCTATCCTAAATGGTACATGTATGGAAATAAAGATACACCATTTAAATGTGGATTGCATGAGCATAACGAGGCTGTCATTGTAGAAGATTGTGCTTCAGCTTGTGCAGCATCTAATATACTCACAGGTGTGGCTATACTTGGCACATCATTAAAGCAATCTCATAAACAATCTTTAAAATCCTATGATAAATTATATATAGCACTAGACAGAGACGCAACAACAAAAGCATTTGATATTGCTAATGAATTAAGATCAGAAGGATTTAAAAGTGTTGAGATTAAAGCATTAAAAGATGATTTAAAATATTTTAATACAGATGAAATAAAGGAAATGTTTTATGGATAATGATGTACAGCATATATTAGAAGTTGAAGAACTTAAAAAAGAAATTACAAAATTAAAAAAAGAAAACAAAGAACTAAAAGAAGACAATAAAAAATTAGCAAAGGAAGTATATGATAAGGCTAATCTTCTTGGGAGATTAAGAGATAAGGGATTGGTATGATAGAAAAACAAATAATAAAATTACTGTTAGGTAAAAAGTTTTATACAAGATACAAAGGTCAGATATCTCGTAACGTATTTCAAGGTAGCTTTGGTTCTTTGTTTGATACTGTACAAAAGGCTCATGAAAAATATGATGCTGATATAAAAATTGATGAACTCTATGCACTGCATACAACAATGTTTAATCCTGCCTTAACAAGGGCAGCGAAGGAACAGTTCAGTGAATTAATTGAGGACATAAAGGAAGTACAAGAGCCATCAAAAGAAATAGCAGATGACATTGTAAAGATATTAGTTGAAAGAGATGTGGCTCAGAAGATTGCAATAGAAGCTACTGAAATATTTAATGGTAGACCAGCAGACTTTAATACTATTTTATCTATAATAGAAAAGCATAAGTATGGATTGCCAGCAGAAAAAATAGATGCAGTTACTAATGATATACCAGAGTTAATTGAAAAATTAAATGTGGTAAGTAAGTGGCAATTTAATTTAACTGTACTTAAAAATAATATAAGTGGAATTGGACCTGGAAATTTAATGATAGCATTTGCTAGACCAGAGGTAGGTAAGACAGCATTTTGGGTAAGTTTATGTGCAGCACCTAATGGCTTTGCTGAACAAGGGGCAAAGATACATGCGTTTATTAATGAAGAACCTGCAGTTCGTACACAAATGAGAGCCATCAGTTGTTTTACTGGGTATAACAAAGAACAAATTGTAGATGATATTGATAAGGTACATGAAGATTGGATAAAAATAAAAGATAATATTAAAATGATTGATACTGTTGATTGGTCTCTTGATGATATAGATAGTCATTGTGAAAAACATAAACCAGATATAATTGTAATAGATCAATTAGATAAAGTAAATGTTAAGGGAACATTTGCAAGAACAGATGAGAAACTACGAGCAATATACACAGGTGCTAGGGAGATAGCAAAGAGAAGAGATTGTGTAGTCATTGCTATATCACAGGCATCAGCAGATGCACATAACAGAGACCATATATCATTTGATATGATGGAGAATTCAAAGACAGGTAAAGCTGCCGAAGCAGATTTAATTATAGGTATAGGTAATAGAACCTCTAATGATCCAACAAATAATATGAGAGTATTAAATGTTAGTAAGAATAAAATAACAGGCTGGCATGGTGATCCATCTTGTGTTATTGATAAATATTTAAGTAGGTATACCGATTAAGAGAAAGGAAATAATAATGAGCTATACATCTGGAGTTTTTTTAAATGATTTAAATACTGGTAAAAAATATGAAAATCAAATTTTGCAAAATATAAAATTAAAATACCCTTGTAGTTTTTTGATTGATAGAAAGTTTAAAGATTATGATATTTTTATTCCAGAGACTAATGTAAAGATTGAAGTTAAATGTGATTTTAGAAGCAGCGATACAAATAATATTGTCATTGAGTTATTTATGTTTAATAAACCCTCTGCCCTTTTAGTTACTAAAGCAAATTATTGGATTATTTATACAGGAGATGAGTACTTATGGATAACCCCCAATAAAATATTTGAGTGTTTACTTTTAAATAATGTTAATAGTACTAGTATTACT